AGTTACCGACCTTGAAATGTCGGATATGATTCCAAAAGTTTATAAGAACTATGTTCCTTTTGGTAACTTTGATGATGTAATTTCCATCGTACAATCAATGCGCTTCTTTCCTGTTTTCATTACTGGCCATTCTGGTAACGGTAAAACAATGTCTGTTGAACAGGCATGTGCTAAGGCGAAACGCAAATTCGTTTGTATTTCCATGACACCCGAAACCGATGAAAGTGATTTACTCGGCAACTATGTGTTGATTAATGGTAATATGGAATGGCGTGACGGTCCGGTGACTATCGCTGCTCGCCAAGGTGCCGTGCTTTGTATTGATGAGATTGATTATGGTGCTCAGAATCTTTCCTCATTGCAACGGGTACTTGAAGGTAAACCATTTATGCTGAAAAAGAAAGGTGAGTTGATTACACCTGCGCCTGGTTTCACCGTATTCGCTACTGCAAACACTAAGGGTAAAGGTAGTGACGATGGTCGTTACATGTTTACCAATGTATTGAATGAGGCTTTCCTTGAACGATTCCGTAACACTTACGAACAAGACTGGCCTTCTGCCGCTGTTGAAAAGAAAATCATTCGTAAAGAATTAGATTCCGTTAATCGTTCCGATGATGACTTTGCCGATAAACTTGTTACTTGGGCAGATGTTATTCGCAAAACATTCGCTGACGGTGGTTGTGATGAAGTGATTTCTACTCGCCGTTTAGTCCATGTTGTCGAAACATTTGGCATCTTCGGTGATAAAATCAAGGCAATTAGTTTGTGTTTGAACCGATTTGATGATGACACTAAGGCATCATTCCTTGATTTGTATACCAAAGTTGATGCAGGCGCTTCTGTTGAACAGTTGCTTGCACCTGAACCTGAACCACAACCTGAGATTACCTCAGATACAGAAGAAGAAGAAGTTCCATTCTAATTAAATTTCCTTTCGGTACTTTGACCCGGCAAATGTCGGGTCTTTTTTTACTTTTACCTAATAAACGCTTGACTCCGTTAGTGAGTTAGTGTATACTTATAACATATTTGAGAGTTATCTGAATCGCCTCTCAAATGCCTTTCAATTGCGATTCGTTTTTATCATGGAGATATTATGTCTACAAAATCTAAAGTCCTTGCCTATCTTTCTAAAGAAGGTTCTTACAACACTTTGACTGCAAACAAAATGCAATCAGTATTCGGTGTTGCAAATCCATCCGCAACCATCAATGAGTTGCGTAATGAAGGTAATGCAATTTACCTGAACACTCGCATCAATGCGAATGGTGACAAAGTTGCTTTCTATCGCTTGGGTACACCAACTAAGCGTATGGTTGCTGCAGGCATCGCTGCAATTCGTTCCACTGGTGAGCGTGCATTTGCCTAATTTTTCTTAGGAAAAATGCAAAAGGGGAGATATATATTAGTATCTCTCCTTTTTTTTATTATAGAATGGGCATATCATGGAAATACAAGTTAACATTGAAGAACTAAAAAAGAAAAGACTGTTTGTTGCCACACCGATGTATGGTGGAATGAATCATGGTTTATACATGAAATCATGCCTAGACTTACAAGCAACAATGGGAAAATATGGAGTTGAAACCAAATTTTCTTTTCTTTTCAATGAATCATTGATTACAAGAGCTCGCAACTACCTTGTTGATGAGTTTCTCCGCACAGATTACACACACTTACTGTTTATCGATTCTGATATTCATTTTAATCCACAAGATGTTTTAGCACTTCTTGCTTTGGATAAAGATGTTATTGGTGGTCCGTATCCTAAAAAATCTATGAATTGGGGTAACATTGCACAAGCTGCAAGAACACATCCTGATTTAAATCCTAAAGAACTTGAAAACCTTGTTGGTGAATATGTTTTCAATGTTGTAAAAGGAACACAACAATTCCAAGTTACTGAACCTCTTGAGGTTATGGAAATTGGTACTGGTTACATGTTGGTTAACCGAACAGTCTTTGATAAAATGGCAGTTCAATATCCAACTATCAAATACAAACCAGACCATGTTGGACAAGCAAACTTTGATGGTTCAAGGTATATTCATGCATACTTTGATACAGTAATCGACACCAAAGAATCAATTGTTGGTGGTGGTTCTGACCGTTACTTGTCTGAAGATTATATGTTCTGTCAAATGTGGCGTAAAATGGGTGGACAGATTTATTTGTGTCCGTGGATGAAAACTCAGCACATCGGTACCTATGCATTTACAGGTAACATGCCTGCTGTTGCACAGTATACAGGAAAACTATGACCGATGATGTTGTAAAAGCATCTCAGACCGCAACAACTGGCGGTCGTAAGTTTGATGGCGGTAAACTACAATATGGTTTACTGCCACCACTTGCACTAAAAGCTACAGTTGAAATTTTGACCTTTGGTGCAGAGAAGTATGAACCGGATAACTGGAAATATGTTCCAGATTCTAAACGGAGATACTTCGATGCAATGCAAAGGCATTTGTGGGCATGGAAAGAAGGTGAACAAAATGATTCCGAATCAGGTAAAAATCACCTTGCTCATGCTCTTTGTTGCCTCATGTTTCTGTATGAACATGATATAATGTATTCTGTTGATGACAATTCTTAATTATGAGAGGTATTAAATGAAATTATCAAATGACACACTATCGGTGTTAAAGAACTTCGGTGCCATAAATCAAGGCATCATGTTTAAAAAGGGTAAGAAACTCAAAACAGTTTCTTCACATAAAAACATTCTTGCTGAGGTAGATATCAAAGAAGATATTCCAGCAGACTTCGGTGTATATGACTTAAACAATTTCTTGTCTGTTGTATCACTACACAAAGACGATCCAACATTTGAGTTCGATGAGAAACATGTTGTTATTGTTGGTAACAAAGGTCGCAGTAAGATTAAATACCGCTTCTGTGAACCAACAATGATTGTTGTTCCGCCTGAGAAACAATTGACAATGCCTGATGCAGAGATTAACTTCACTCTTTCAGCTGAAGACTATGATTGGATTATGCGAGCTGCATCCGTTCTATCTTCACCACAAGTTGCTATCGAATCTGATGGTAAGAAAGTTTCAATCGTAACTATTGACTTGGCGAATGATTCTGCACATACTGATGCACTTGAAATTTCTGCTGGTGATGGTAGTAAGTATCGCATGGTATTCAAAACTGAAAATCTCAGTAAGATTCTTGCTGGTGGTTATGATGTTGCTATCTCTTCAAAGGGTATTTCAAACTTCAAACACAAAACACATCCACTACAATACTGGATTACAACTGAACAAGGTTCTAAGTTTGAGAAGGCTGCTTAATTATGAGATACTCTGATGCATTTCCTGATGATGAAGAAACACCACTTGTTCAAATTGAGCAAAAACAACCAGTCTTTTCTAAGTTAACAAAGCAAGAATATATTGCTGTGTTAGAAACAGAAAAAGAAACTCTGTTAAGACACTATTTCAAACCTGATGAAGAAGGTACTGGTCATTTCAATACTGCTGCAACGGTTTTAGAACACCGTATTAATGAGCTCAAAGCTCAACTTTGATTTTTAAATTTATATTATGAGGTATTGTGATGGAACATTTATTATGGACAGAGAAGTATCGTCCTAAAACGGTAGAAGAGTGCATACTGCCTGAGAGGTTGAAACAACCATTTCAGGAGTATGTTAATCAAAAACAAATCCCCAATCTCTTACTGAGTGGCGGTGCAGGTGTTGGTAAAACAACTATTGCAAAGGCTATGTGTAATGAGATTGGTTGCGATTTTCTAGTAATCAACGGTTCAGACGAATCTGGTATTGATACATTCCGTATCAAAATCAAAAACTATGCTTCGTCAATGTCACTAACTGGTGGTCGCAAGGTCATCATTATTGATGAGGCTGATTATCTAAATCCCAATTCAACACAACCTGCGCTTCGTAATGCGATTGAAGAGTTCGCAGGCAACTGTTCGTTCATCTTTACTTGTAATTACAAAACTCGTATCATTGAACCATTGCACTCACGGTGTGCAGTTATCGATTTCAATCTGAAGAACGGTGAGAAGGCCAAGATGGCATCTGCT